TGATCAGGATGATCAACCCCACTGGCGGGGGAGGAGGGCTGGACTGTGAGGCCGTCTTCTCGCAGTGGGTGACGGACGGGATCGAGATCAGCTGGTCCACCAACCCGCCGAGCGCGTTCGAGATCGTCGTGCTTCTGATCGGCGGCGTCGACGCTGAGGCGACCGTCGTATTCGACGCCAGCTCGCCCGCGTCCATCGGCGGCACTACCACGCACAACGTGGGGCACCAAGTGGACCTCTGCCTGGCGGCCGGCAAGTCGGCGGGCCGCGAGATGTGGCAGAGCTTCGGCGCGAGCGACGGGACGACGAACGTCGGCATCCTCGGCCTGAGCGACTACGCCACCGCGGCGGGCAACACGCGGTCCTATACGTATCAGGACCGCGTCTTCCACACGATGTCAGTCGGGGTACCGCCCGCTGCTGATACGTCGCAGAGCGGCATCGCGCTGGTGAACTTCACCTCGTCGGGCTTCGACTCGCAGACGCTCGGCATCGCGACCGCTAACAGCGCGAGCGTGCTGGCAATCTGCACCGGCAACGCCAGCGTGGCGCTGAGCGCGACCAACACACCCGCTTCCACGGGCAACGAGTCGCAGACCTTCCCCGGTCACGAGACAGGGCTGCTGGTCGTCGGCGCGTCGCTCGCGACGGCGTTCGGCGCCCTGACACTCGGGCACCTCGGCCTCGGCACCAGCATCGGCGTCTCCGACCAGCAGAACTCCGCCAGCGTGCAGCTGCACGACGAGCACGGGGCCGGCACGACGAACTGCGGATCAGGGGCCAGCGACGCGCTGGTCCGGCTGTACGACGACGACGGCACGCTGCTCGCAGACGCTGACTGGAACGGCGCGTCCGGCAGCGGCTACTCGCTCACGTGGAACACCGTGCCCGGTACGGCGATCAAGTACTGGGCACTCTCGGTGGAGGAGATGGCGCAGCTCGTCACTCCCACCGGCATCTCGACCGCCGAAGCGGTGGGTACGCCCGCGGCATCACCCGGCGCGGTGATCGTTTCGCCTGCCGGGACGGCCTCGGCTGAAGCGCTCGGCACGCCCGTCGTCTCTCCTGGCAGCGTCAGCGTGCTGCCGACGGGCGTACCTACCGCTGAGGCTCTGGGGACTCCGTCCGTCCTGGCGGGTGCGGTCACCGTCTCGCCGACGGGCGTGCCTACCGCTGAGGCTCACGGCACGCCGAACGTTGTTCCCGGTGCTGTCACCGTGCTGCCCTCCGGCGTGCTCACGGCTGAGGCCTTCGGCACGCCCGTGATCCTCCCTCAGGGCGTGACGGTCCTGCCTTCGAGCATCGCGAGCGCGGAAGCGCTGGGCACGCCCGCACTGTCGAGCGTGGTCGCCATTCTCGTGAGCGCGATTGCGAGCGCGGAAGCGCTTGGCACGCCCGCAGTGCTCGCTGGAGGGGTGACGATCGTCGTCGTGGCGATCGCTACGGGCGAGGTGATCGGCACCCTGGTCGTCAGCCCGACGATCGACATCCTGCCTGCAGCGATCGCCAGCGCTGAGGTGCTCGGCACGCCTGCGATCGCGCAGACGACCAACCAGATCGTCTACCCGAGCGGCATCGGCAGCGGGGAGGCGCTCGGCATGCCGGCGCTTTTCTCAGAAGGAGCTGGGCACCTCGACCTCGAGGAGCTCGAGAAGAAGCAGAAGCCGCGAAAGAGGCAGCGTCCGCAGCGCCCTCCCCGCTCCATCATCTTCCTGCTCCCCATCGATATCGGGCGTGACGACATGTTCGACTACCCGACGATCGCACTGCCGCACGGCCCATTCGTCAAGAGCGCGCGATGATGAGAACGCTACTGGGACCGGACGGCCTGCCGCTCGTCAGCCAGCCTCTTGAGGGGCGGAAGAACGGCTCTCCCGTGATGGGGAAGAGCCTCTTCTCGGCGATGAACACGTACATCGCCAGCCTGCAGAAGACCCGCATGTCCGCTACAGTGCGGGCCATGGACCCGTTCAGCAATCACGCGTGGGTCTTCGCTGCCGCCGCGGTGACGTCGCAGGTCGCCTCGCAGGCAGAGTTCGTCGTGTTCCGCGAGACGGACCAGCAGGTGAGGGCCCGCATCAAGTCCGCAGGAGGCCGCTGGTCGGGCCCGCGTGCGGGGCGCCAGCGCAGGGCGATGCAGCGTCACGACGTCCGGAAGTCGCAGTCGCGCGTTCTCCGCAAGGGGATCGTGCCTGACTACAACCACCCGGTCATGGACCTGCTCCACATGCCCAACCCGCTCCAGTCGAAGGAGCAGCTCTTCCAGCTCACGTACCTCTGGCTCGCAGTCAGGGGTGAGGTGTTCTGGGTGCTGACCGACGACGAGGGAGGGCCTCCTGGCCAGCAGGCGACGCGCATCTGGCCCCTGAGTCCTGACTGCTTCGAGCCGAGGTTCAGCGGCGGCGACCAGGGCGACCTCGTCGGGTGGTGGTACAGGCCTCCTCGCTGGATGCCCAACGCGGCTACTGCCGGAAGGCTGCCTCTCGACCTGACGGAGGTCGTCCAGTTCAAGTTCCCGAACCCGATGGACCCGGTGCGCGGCATGAGCCGCCTCACCGCCGTCGCGCTGGGAATCGAGACGGACCTGATGGTCCAGTCCCACAACAAGGCACTGCTCGCCAACAGTGCGGTGCCTAAGGGCGTCATTACGCACGAGGACGCGCTCTCGGCCGAGGAGGAGAGCGCCTACCTGCAGCGCTGGAAGGACAAGCACGAGGGCGTGCAGAATGCCGCTCGCATCGCCCTGCTGAGCGGCGGCTTCAAGTACCAGAGCATCGCCCTGACGCCCGAGGACATGGACTTCATCGAGTCGCGCAAGATGACGCGTGAGGAGGTGCTCGCCGTCATGGGCACGCCTCCTTCCGTGCTCGGCGTGACGGAGTTCACGAACTACGCGACGCAGCTCGGCCAGGACAAGAACTTCTGGGACAAGAGCATCATGCCGTACTACCACCTCATCGAGGCGACGCTCGACCGCAGTGTCTTCTTCGACGAGGTGGACACCGTCTTCGGCGGCTACGACGTGTCGTCGATCGAGGCGCTGCGCGCCGGCCTGCGCGAGAAGGTCGAGATCGCGGAGCGGCTGTCAAGCGACAAGCTGCACGTTCCTCCGAAGGTCGCGTTCGAGCTCGTCGACCTCGAGGTTCCCGAGTACGAGGGTGACGATACGGCACTCGTGGCTGCACTGGCCACGCCGGTTGAAGATGTACTCATGCCTCCGGAACCCGTTCCCCAGGTGCCCACCCAGGGACCCGACGGGACACCGGCAGACCAAGTACCCACTGACCAGGCACCGCCAGGTCAGGACCAGCCGTCAGACCCCAACGCCGACCCTCAGGCAGAGCAGCAGGCCACGGCGAGTCGCGGGCCGTGGGTCCGGCGAAGCGAGGCGCAGCGCAAGGCGGCCTCCGGTCGCAGGTGGCGCCAGTTCCAGGCGCTCGAGATCTCGCTGGAGACGAAGATGCGGCGCGCTTACCGCAACTGGGTGACCCAGATGCGCAACGAGACGCTGGCCGCGTTCGACGACTCGGCGAAGGCCTACCGGCGCCGGTTCGCCAAGCAGGTCGACCTCACGCTGATCCTGCCCGACATCTTCGACGCTGCGCACAAGCTCAAGGAGAACGCGCGCCCCACGATGACGGGCACGCTGGCGGCCACCTACGAGTTCACGCTCGACGACATCGGGATCCCGACGTTCGGGATCGACGACTCGCGCCTGATCACGTACTTCGACCTGCGCGAGAAGAAGTTCATCACGACGACGCCGAAGACGCTGATCGACAACCTCCGCAAGACGCTCACGGAGGGCATCAGTGCTGGCGAGTCGCTCTCGCAGCTGAGGTTGCGGGTCGCTCAGGTCTACGACATCTCGGCGAGCTCGCACAAGTCGCTCCAGGTCGCGAGGACTGAGACCTCGAACCTGATGAACGGCGTGCGCGACCAGATGTTCGGAGCGCAAGGCTTCACGAAGCAGGAATGGGTATCGGCCGGCGACGAGGTGACGCGGCCCGACCACGTCCTCTTCGGGGAGCAAGGCCCGCAGGATCGCGGGTTCAACTACCTCACGCTGCCCAACCTCGTGAACGGAACGGGCGGCAGTCTCGCCTATCCTGGCGACCTGGCCGCTCCTGCTGGCCAGGTGATCAACTGCCGCTGCATGATGATCCCGACGGAGTGAACATGAAGATCGGAACTCTCGAACTGAAGTCCGCCGAGGTCATCACGGACCCGGAGGAAGTCTATCGCCGCCTCGCCGAGGCGAACGAGAAGAACCGCGTGCGCATGAACGGCTACGCGGACCACACGAGGCTCAGCCGCACCGACGAGGGCAAGACGGTCGTCGGCAAGCGGGTCGGCTCGGTGATCACGGCTTCGGGCGAGGCCAGCCTCGTCGAGAAGCAGATGGACTTCTCGGCGATCGCCGGCCAGCCGACCGAGCTGCAGCGCGTCGCCCAGGATCGCGGCATCCAGTGGGAGTCGGCCCTCGCGAGCCGCGCCATCCCGTACTGGGCGAGCGACCAGCGCCCGGACGCGCACGGCGACATCGTCCTGCAGAACTGGATCTTCGACGAGTTCGAGGACAACCACCCGCTCGCGAACAGCCACGACTGGGGCGGCTTCCCCATCGGCTCGGTGATCGCGTGGCAGGTCGTGCAGCGCTCGACCGCCAAGTACATGGGCCCGGCGCTCCAGGTCCTGTCGCTCTTCGCCACGAAGGAGCAGTACGGCGTCGCCGACACGGCGTTCCGCCTCGTGCGCTCCGGCTTCCTGGTCGGCGGCAGCGTCGGCTTCGCGTCCGACAAGGTCATCGACATCAAGGACGACGACGAGCGCGCCAAGCTCGGGCTCGGCCGCTGGGGCTTCGTGCTCGACGACAACCACCTCCTCGAGTTCAGCCCGACGCTGCTCGGCGCCAACTCCGGAGCGTTCGCCATCCTCTCGCGCGCGAAGTCGCGCGGCATGCTGATGCCGAAGGACTTCGAGGTCATCCGCGAGATCGAGCGCCAGACCGCCGTCAGCTCGGACGCGAAGGACAAGTGGGACGGCATCGACGTCAGGTACGTGCAGATGGCCCACATGCTCTTCCCCGACGTCGAGTTCAAGCGCCACAAGGACGTCGAGGAGCCGCTCTACGAGCAGACCGACGACCCGCTCAAGGACTACGTCCCGGGCGCGGACCTCGAGAGCGACCCTGACGGGCGGATCGAGAGGATCGAGGAATCGCTGGAGCGCCTGACGTCGCTCGTCGAGGAGGGCCTGCTGGGCCTGGGCTCGACGCTGAGCGACGTTCGCGAGACGCTCGAGCGCATGTCGGGTACCGCGACGACTGCGTCTGTCCAGAGCGACGACGGTAACGGTCCGGACGGCGACGACGATACCGATAGCAACAGCGACAGCACGGTCGATAGCCTGCTCCGGAGGCTGGAGGAACTCAACACCGACATCAAGGCCCTTCACGACAAGAAGGAATCCTAGACAATGGACGCGACGCAGATGAAGAACGTCGCCAAGCTCCTCCAGCAACTGGAGGAACTTCTGGGCGACGGCGGCATGAAGACGATGGTGGACCGGCTGAAGGCGTGCGAGGACGTCATCGGCCCGGTCAAGGAGCTGGACCTCAAGGCGACGTTCGAGGAGTTCGATCGCCTGAAGGCGCGGCAGGAGACGCTCAGCGAGCAGATCCGCCGGTCGACGAAGGGCATCCACGTGCCCGGCGTCGAGGACTACACCGAGAAGTTCTCGGTGCTCCGCGCCATGCTCGGCAAGCGGGTCGGCTGGAAGCAGGCCGGCGCCGAGTTCGAGCACGAGGTCCTGACGCAGGCCACGGCGAAGGCCGTCGAGATGTACTCGAAGGCCGGCATCCAGATGGGCGAGGACAAGGTCGCGGGGTCGTTCATCCCGGACCAGGTCATCCCCGACGTGATCGGCGCCATCTACACGAAGTCCGTCTTCGTGAACCTCCAGGGTGAGGGCGACGCGACCCGCGTCTCCCTGCTCGAGGGGCTCGTGGGCGGCAACGTGTCGATCCCGAAGTTCGACGGTGGGCTCATCGCCTACTGGATCGGGGAAGAGGACGACTACGTCGAGTCCCTGATCAGCACGGACGACGTCACCCTGAACCCGAAGAAGATGGGCGTCCTCGTCAAGATCACCGACGAGATGCGCCGCTTCGCGGGCTTCGGCTTCGAGACGCTGCTCCGCACCGACATGGTGCGCGCTGCGGCCAAGAAGCTCGACTACACGATCGCCTTCGGCAGCGGTACCAACAAGATGCCGCGCGGCATCCTCAACACGAACGGCATCAAGATCTACTCCGCCGAGTCCGGCAACGTCGGCACCCTCGGCACCGACAGCCTGGGCGGCGCGCTGTTCCAGGCCGACTGGGGTGGCGCCGAGCTCGACTTCGACGGCATCAACAACATGCACCTCGCCCTGGAGGAGGACGACGTCGACCTGGACGACACGTTCGTCCAGATCAGCTCCCCGCGCTACTTCACGCGCCTGAAGCAGATCAAGGTCGACGCCTACACGGGCCAGACCGCCAACCAGGCCTACCTGGTCGGCATCCCGATCGTGCCCGACAGCCGGCTCACCGAGCTGATCGGCCCCTTCGCGAAGTCCACGCAGTTCGCGAACCACGTCCCGGGTGCCTCCGTCGGAGCGCCGACGACCGAGACCAACGCCTACTACAACACGCTGATCGGGGGTAACCTCGGCCAGGTGGTGCTGGGGCGCTGGGCCGGCATCGAGATCGACGACGACGGCGGCAAGGGCACGGGCTACACGTCCGACGCCATCTTCATGAAGCTGCGGCTGTTCGCGGACGTCGCGATCCGGCAGCCGCGCGGCATCATCGTCTGCCCCGACGTCCAGGTCCTCGGCTGATCCTGAGGTACTGAGGCCGACAACAAGAACCCAAGGATCGAAAGACACAGCCATGCTGAAGGGCAACAACTTCTTCCACCACAACAAGGTGGGCAGCGCTCTGCTGTCGCAGAGCATCGCGGCGGCGGCCACGGCGGCCGGCGTCACGATCTCGGAGCCGTGGCGGCTCGGCCGCCAGCTCTCGTTCATCCTCTGCGCCGGTGCCATGGGCTCGAGCTCGAGCCTCACGTGCACCGTCCAGGGCCTGCGCCGCGACGACGGCACGACGTGGGAGGCGCTGAAGGAGAGCGACGGCTCGACCAACCTCGCCTTCACGGCTACCGACCTCGACGACGCCGGCCAGCTCGAGACCGACGGCTACCTGCTCGGTACCATCGACCTCGGCTACGTGGACGGCGAGACCTACAAGGCGGTCCGCGTCTCGATCACCAACGACGGCACGCCCGCCGTGGTGATGGGTGCGGCCTACGTCATCTCGGACCTCTACCGGATGGCGGACGCCGACGGCGCTGCCGACCTCTTCGACAAGGTCCACCCCGGCCGCCCGTAGGCGGACACCTGACGGTCTGACGTGTCGAGCGTACGCGACACCAAGATCGGCGACGGGCCGAAGGATCCTCGTCCGGCTAAGCCGGTTACGGGGAATCCTTCGGTTCGCGCGACCATCGCTCGACCGAGCGTCCGTACGCGACTGACCACTCGACGAAAGGGAACGCCGTGACGGCAGCAGTAGCAGCGCTGGTTCTCGAGCTCATTCAGGGCTCGACGAAGCCGTTCGACGTCTACATCTTCGACGAGAACGAGGTAGCCGAGGACTTGAGTTCCGCCGACCGCGCGATCGTCGAGATCCGCAAGTCGATGGGAGGGGACGTCGTTCTCTCCAGGGACTCGTCCGCCGGCAACGTCACCATCGGTACCGGAAAGCTGACCTGCACGCTGCTCGCCTACGAGGCGGCCGCCCTCGACACGGGCGACTTCATCGGCGCGGCGAAGGTGCGGTTCAGCGACGATGACGCCTGGCAGGACACGGACCCGTTCATCGTCCGCGTGCTTCCCGGCGTGCCGGCACCGATTCTCTTCCTGGAGGGCAACGGCATTCCCAGCGAGGAGGCGTTCGGGACGCCTACGATCGTACAGTCGTGATCAAGATCGAGGAGCTCAGGGCGGAACTCAAGCTCCCGCCCAAGGAAGACGCCAAGCTGGTCGGCCTCCTCGACGAGGTCGTCGAGCTGTGGGAGCAGCGTACCGGGCGGCTGTGGCTTCGCCGTGAGGACTACGTGCAGGTCCTCGTGCCGCAGACAGACGCCTCGAGGACGCTGTCGCTCGCGCTCTGGCCGGTGGAGGAGGTCACGAAGGTCGAGGAGCTCGACCAGTATGTCACCTCAGAGTGGGAGGAGCTCGACTCCGCGTACTACAGGGTGATGTTCGGCAACGTCCTCGAGAAGCGCGGGTTCGACACCGCGTGGAAGCCCACGGTGCGGGTGACCTACACGGGCGGCTACGCCGCCGTCGGCTCGACCTACGCCACTCCTGGCGACGTGAAGCGGGCGCTGATCACCCAGATCAAGTTCATGCTCGGCAGGCTCTCGGACTCGAACCTGCTGATCAAGAGCCAGAACTTCGAGGGAGGATCCGGCGTCTTCGAGGAGGCGGCCCTCCATCCCATGTTCGAACGGGTAGCGAGGCAGAAGGCTCGCAAGTCCTGATGGCTGAAGAGCAGGTAACGATCAAGCTCTCGAAAGGGAGCGAGAAGCTGCTTCGCGAGCTCGAAGGCCGCTGGGGCAAGGAGCGCCTGTACGCGTCGATCAACCAGTTCTTCGACAGGCGAGCCCAGATAGTCGCTGGTCGCATCTCGAAGAGCCGCCTCAGTGGCGACCCTATCAAGCGCCGCACCGGCAACTTGGCGCGGTCGATCATCGGTCGCGGTGAGCTCATCGGCGGGCTGCCTGCCATGAGGGTGGGCGTCTTTCGGGGACCGGCTCTTCGGTACGCCGGAGTCCTGGAGTACGGCACCAGGGGACTGAACCCAGAGTCTCCCTACCCGACCATCGTGCCCAAGCGCGCGCGGGCGCTCGCGGTGCCTGTCGAGGGCGGTCCCGCGCTCACGCCTGCTGGAGTCGAGAGGTTCGGAGGGCCGCGCAACTTTCCGCAGCCGCTACACTTCGTTCCCGTGCTCAGGGGACGACTCGTCGGGTTCCTGAAGACGGACGCCGGCGAGTCCGCCTACATGCTGCTGAAGAGCGTCGACATCGCCCCGAGGTTCTACCTGCGAGACGGCTTCATCGAGACGCTCCCAGAGACCAACCTCAAGCTCGCTGAAGAGCTGGCCAAGTACCTCGCTGGCAAATGAGCGATCCCAGGACAGACCTCATGCGGACGGTGCGCAGCCTGTGCGAGCAGGTGCGCAACGGTGCGTACTTTGTCAAGCGCGGCTACATCAACTGGTCGACGTTCCCGTTCGACAAGCACGAGCGCGCGATAGCGATCCTCGTGGACGAGGAGTCCCTCGAGCCGAGCGAGAAGGGATTCGCTGAGGCCCGCCTGTCGTTCGAGATCTTCACGAGCATTCCCGAGAGCGAGAATCCCCAGATCGACGACGGGATACTCGAAGAGTTGATCATCGACGCGCGGTGGATCGTCAGCAAGCTGGTTCAGGCGCGCAACCGGCAAGACGACCCGATCATCTATGCCTACAAGAAGAACACCTCGAGCATCGTGGAGTCGCACGACGCCACGCTCATGGTGCAAGGGATCGTGGCTATCATTCGAGTCACCTACTAGACGGAGCGACGAAACATGGTGCAAGGAGCACAAGACTTCTGGGTAGCCGGTTCCCGGATCTACCTGAAGCGTGACGCGATCAGCGGCGCGGAGCAGCCGATCGTGGACATCGGCGTCATGGGCACGGCGAACCCGACCCAGGACACCACCAAGATCGAGCTGTACGACGGCGACGGCGGCCGCAAGGTGCTGGTCGACGAGCGCGTGACCGAGATCTCGGAATCGTACGACGTCGAGATCAACAACCTCAACCTCGACAACCTCGCCCTGTTCTTCCAGGGCAACCCGCCGAGTGCCTTCACCCAGACGGTGGCGCACAAGCGCGTCTCGCACTCCGTGTTCGAGGGCTACCTCGTCAAGGTGCAGGACAACGACGCCGACAGCACCTACCTCTACGCTCTCGGCGCCATCTCCGGCGTGCTGAGCGCGGACGTCTCGGCTGGCGTGCTGACGGCGGGCGTCGTGACGGCGATGGTCGCGTCCACCAAGACGATCACCGTCACGGGCGACCTGTCGTCGGACCTGTCGCCCGGTGACTCCATCTGCATCCCCGGCACCGGGCTGGCCAACATCGCCAACTCGCGTTCCTACACCGTCGTCTCGGCGACCTTCACGTCGAGCACGGCGATCGTCGTGAACGAGGACATCGCGGCCGACGAGACGTCGATCACCGGCGTCATCATCTACGCGGCGAGCGGCGACTCCGGCACGGTGTACGAGCAGGACACCGACTGGGAGGTCGTCTCGGCCGACCGCGGCCTGCTGCGCATCATCGACGGTGGCGCGATCGCGGACGGCACCGCAGTCGTCGCCTACTCGACGGCCGCGATCAGCGGCAGCCGCGTCTTCAACCCGCAGGACGTCAGCGGCACGGTGTACGGCACGATGGTCCTCATCTGGGGTCGCGGCAACAACGCGGAGCAGACCGTGCGCGAGGCGCGCGTGTCGGTGACGCCGAGCGGCAGCAACATCCAGATCGACGACTTCTCGAGCATCACCCTGACCTTCAAGGTCATCAGCGACCTCACGGCCGACGTGCCGGCTGGCCGCATGCTCCACTTCAAGGGCTCCGTGCCCTCGAAGTCCTAGCTCCACCTCGTTCGAGGGGGACTCGGCGATCGCAGCGTGACCGGAGCCTCGCTCCCGAGACAACGCAGGCAGGGTAGGCGATCGCGCCCTGTCGGCACCTCTTCCTAGCTTCGGAGGAAACATGACAGACACAGTGGACTCGATACTGCCCGGAGAGGCAGTCCCCCTGCCCGACAGCGGAGCGACCGCCGTCGTGTACCCGCTCGGGGTGAGGCACCTCAAGAAGTTCGGGTCACAGGTGGCGACGGTGCTCGCCATCGCGAGTCGGACGCCGTTCAGCAAGGGTGCCGACCAGAAGGACATCGGCGCGAAGATCATCGGTGCCGTCACCCCGTACATTCTCACGAGCGGGCTCGACCTGCTCTCTGATTGCGTGAGGCTCGAGCCCAAGGGTCTCACGCTCGAGGACCTCGCTCACTGGGAGCTGCCCCCGATCCTCGAGTCGTGGATCGAGCAGTCATTCGGTGAGGAAAAAAAGTGGCGCCCGTGGCTGGCGATCGTCGAGACGGCGGTGGAGAAGGCCACGGGCAAGCGGACGTCGATCTCGGAGATGCTGTCCAGCTTCTCGTCGAGAGCGGCCACTCAAGAGCAGACATCCTCGACTGGCGACAGCCAGGATTCCCTTACCGAGGGTGGTCAGTAGCCCAACTCACCTACTGGGTAGCGAAGGCCGCGCGGGCGCGCAACGTCGAGAAGGCTGAGACCATCGACGCTCTCCAGCTCGCCATCGCGGCATCGTTCGACAAGAACTCGAATCGTAAGGTACGAAGGGCCATCGAGGGCTTGAGGCGTGGTAGACCAGACAGTAACGATCACAGCAGTCCTTCGTGACCAGCTGTCTGGCCAGCTCGGCAAGGTTGACCGCGACTTCAAGAAGTTCGCGAGCGACGCCAAGGCTCTCGGCCAGAGCCTGAGCGGGATCTTCAACAACCTCACGCTCGCAGTCGGCGGGTTCGCGTCGATTCAGGGCCTTCGCGCCTCTATCGATGCCGCGGAGAAGCAGGTGCAGGCCGAGAAGGCCGTGTCCTTCGCTCTCCGCGGCAGAGAGGAGCAGCTGCAGAAGATCCTGAAGGTCACCTCTGACATTCAGGCAGCCAGCACTACTGGCGACGAGGTCCTGCTGGAGCTCGCCAGCCAGTTCCTGGCAGTCGGCACGTCGAGCGAGGAGATCCCGCGCAACCTGCAGGCGGCAGTCGACACGGCTACCGCGCTGGGAGTCAGCATCGACAGTGTCGGCCAGTCGATCCTTGCCTTCCAGGTCAACCAGGCCGGCTTGCTCTCCAGGCGAGTGCCGTTCCTCAAGCAGCTGCAGGAGGAAGGCAGGCTCGCTGAGGAGGGCGTCACAGCGCTTCTCGACGCGTTTGGCGGCGCGGCGCTGTCGGACGCTGAGACGTCGTTCGGCCGCGTCGAGCAAAAGATCAACCTGATCGGCGATGCCAGCGAGCGCGTCGGCAAGGTAGTCGTCGAGCTGAAGGCGCAGTTCCTCGAGGCCGCGCTTCCAGCAGCGGAGAAGTTCGCGTCGTTCCTTGAGAGCGACAAGGTCCGCAACGGTATCAAGCTGGTCGGCTCTCTTGCCCCCGTCCTCGTGTCGATCGCGGTGGCGGCGTCCGGGGTCGGCGTGGCGATCGGCGCGATCAAGCTCGGGCTCGTCTTCGGCGAGGTGGCAGGACTGCTCGTCACCATGCTGACGTCGCTGCTCGCCATCGCTGCCCAGGTGGTGGTGATCGGCGGGATCGCCGGCACGATAGTAGTGGTCACGCTGGACCTACTCGGCCTGCTCGACGACGCAGTCGGGCTGATCGACGACATCGTCCAGGTGACGAAGGACGAGACCGCGCAGCTGAGGCAGGTCCTCGATCTCGTGCTGCAGGGCAAGCTCGGCGTCGAGGACCTCAAGAACGCCGCTGCTCGATTCTTCGCCAGCATCGCTACGCGCATCGACGCGTACGTGCTCAAGCCCGCGAAGGCCGTCTTCTTCTTCGTCCTCGATGCCCTCACTGGGATCATCAAGTTCATCTCGAGCGGCGTGCGGTTCGCCGTGCTCGGGATCATCGACCTGATCCAGTCGCGGTTCCTCGACGTCGTCCAGTTCATCGCTGCCCTGATTGACGGGCTGCTCGGCACTATCGCCGACGCCGTTGAGAAGATTCCCGGCATCGGCAAGGAGATCGCCGACTCGCTGAGGACGGACCTCGCGTCCTCCATCCCTGACTCGTTCTTCGACCTCGGTCCCGACGTTGACAAGGCGAGGAAGGACGCGGCCAACGCGCTCGTAGGCATCCGCGACTCGTTCGACGCCACGCTCGCCGACATCAAGGGCGGCATCGTCGAGGCTGGGGAGACCGTCGCCGCCATCGAGCAGGAGGGCGCGCAGGCCATCGCTGACCGCCTCGCCGAGTCCGCGCGCGAGGAGCAGAAGCGCGCCGACCAGGCAGTCGCGATCGAGAAGGAGAAGAACGACAAGATCGTCGCCGACACGCAGGCGACGCTCGACAGGATCGCGCAGCTCAAGGGTCTCGACAGCGCGCTCGTTACCGCTAAGGACCTGGTCGACATATCGCCGCAGGACGTCGAGAAGCTGCTCAGCACGCTCACGGCCTCGTCTCAGGACCAGGTGCGGCAGCTGCTTCTCGACGAGATCCAAAAGCAGCTCGACGCCGAGAAGATCAGCATCGAGCAGTTCCTGCAGCTCCGCAAGGAGATCGAGGTCGGCCTGCAGGAGCAGACGCTCGCCCAGACAGAGAAGCGCATCGCCGCGCAGGAAGAGCTCCTCTCCAAGCTGCGCGAAGAGAGAGACGTCACCCAGCAGACGATCGACGCGGGCGACAACAGCCTCGAGACCAACCAGCACCTCGTCGAGGTCAACGGTCAGATCGGCGAGGCCGCCAAGAAGCTGCTGCAGCTCGAACAGGAGCGCCAGAAGACGGTGCTCGATACCGTGGCTGCCGAACGCGAGCAGCAGGACTTCAAGCTCGGGCTCGCAGACAAGATCGTCTCCGAGGTCGAGGAGGCCAGGCAGGCGCTCCAGGACAAGCGCGCCGAGATCGCGGACCTCTTCTCGTCAGGTCAGATCTTCCCGACCGAGGCGATCTCGCTCGGCGACCAGGCCACAGCAGCGTTCGCGGTGCAGCTCGAGAACGCCAAGCAGAAGCTCGAGGAGCTCGCAGCCGCGTCTCCTGAGCTCGCGTCTCAGCTCGCTGTCGCGCGCGCGGAACTTGACGGGTTCTCAGCTGACCTCGAGAGCGGCGACCTCAACACCGGCGTCGGCGACTTCTTCAGTGGCATCTCCGACGGCGCGAAGGAGGCTGCCGGGCAGTTCAACGATCTCGGCGCCACGGGCGTGCAGGTCGGCAAGGACCTCGTCAATGGGTTCACCGACGGCCTCGTCAACGTCTTCATCAAGGGGACGGAGTCCTTCAATGAGTTCCTCGGCAACTTCCTGCAGGGCATCGCGGCGATGCTGGCGAAGATCGCCCTGCTCAAGTCGCTCAGCGGGATCTTCGGCCTCCAGTTCGGTAGCGGCGGAGAGGTGCCAGCGGTCGGGTTCGACAGCGGCGGTGAGGTGCCCGGTCCCGACGTCAACAAGGACGTCGTCAACGCGAAGCTCACCCCTAAGGAGTGGGTGATCAGGCGGTCGTCGACTGGCTACTACGGCCGCAAGATCATGAATGCCATCAACCAGAGGCTCATCCCGAGAGAGCTGCTCGAGATGTTCGCCGGCAAGTCGAGGCCGAGCGTCAACCTCAAGTCGCTGTTCGCTGGGGGCGGCGAAGTGGGGCAGACGCTCGCGAGTGGCGGTGGAGGGGGCAGCCAACCCGTGCGCGCGTTCGTCTTCTCGGACGAGCAGGAGCTCGAGCGCACTCTCGCCGGCGGCGAGCAAGCCCTGTACAGGAAGTTCGAGAGGGACAGCGGGCGCTTCAACCTCGCGCTCGGCAGGAGGCAGGGACGATGACGCTTCGCTGGATCGAAGGATTCGAGGCGCTGCAGACGCAGACAGCCATCACAGACGACTACGCCAACGTGACGTGGGCGTCTGGGACGTCGTTCGTGGCGGGCACGCTGCAGGGCACTGCTATCCAGGCCGCCTCCAGCGGGTCGGAGACCGTGTTCGAGACGCCGGACCTCGGGCTGTCGGACGACGAATGGATCGTCGGCTGCCGCATCAACGTCGACGAGGTGGCGATCAACCAGGTCAAGAAGATCTTCTCCCTGTACAGCGGCACGACGCTGATCGGCTACCTGGCCTGGCAGACCGGAAACCCGAACACAGGGTTCTACGCGCTGCGGTGGTACAGGAACACTGGCGCCGGCCTGACGCTCGGCTCCAACCTCGCCATCGACGTGCACCGCTACGTCGAGTGCCGCGTGCTCATCAAGAACACGGCAGTCGGCGAGATCGAGATCAAGGTCAACGGGTCTACGTATCAGAGCCTCACGAGTCAGATCACCACTGGCGTGGCCGGCACGCCTACTGCTGACCGCGTGCGCTTCCACCTCAGCCACAGCGGCAACGCGTCGAGCAAGTACATCCTCGACGACGTCTACGTGCTCGACACTGCGGGCGGCTCGAGAGCGGCGTTCCTCGGCAACCAAGTCGTGGAGGGGATCCTGCCGTCCGCTGACGGTGACCTGTCCGACTGGACGGCGCTGGGAGGTAGCGACCACTACCTCGAAGTCGACGAGACGACGGAGCCCGACGAGGACACGTCGTACGTGGAAGCCTCGGTGGACAACGACCAGGAGCTGTTCGAGTACGAGAACTTGAGCTTCCTCGCCGGAACGATCAATGGCGTGATGGTGCGCTCGCGCTTGAAGAACGACGCTGCTGGCAGCCGCGACGTGGAGGTGCTCCACAAGTCGTCTGACGCAAACCTCTCCAACGGGACGACGAAGACGGTCTCGTCTACGTCGTACGCTACTGTCGCGCAGGTGTGGGAGCGTGATCCTGACGGCCCGACAGACTGGACGCCGACGCGCGTGAACGGCTCGCAGTTCGGAATGGAGCTCATCCCGTAGTGGTCAACACGCGCCTCACGCGGCAGCTCGTCGAGGTCCTCGGCGCGGCGCCACTGAACACGCGCCTCACGCGGCAGCTCGTCGAGGTTCTTGGGACGAGGGGCTACCCGTCTGCCACGCGCCTCACGCGGCAGATGATCGAGGTGCTGGGTGACGAGGACTTCTCCCCGTCGATCACCCCTCTCGACCTGCCCGACCCGGTCACCAACTACTTCATGGCCAACTGGAAGTCGGCCATCTCCGTCAGGACGAGCTGGTCGACCGACGTCACGAAGTCGGCGGACGACGGGGGAGAGGAGAGGCGCTCGCTCGTCGAGAGGCCGTACCGCACTCTGCAGGTGCAGCTCACGGCCATGGACCAGGCCGAGACGCAGAAGCTGTGGATGAACCTCAACAGGATGGCGCACAGCCGCGGTCCTGTCCCGCTGTTCTGCGACCACTCTCGGCTCACCGGCTCTGCGTCCGGCTTCTCGATCCCGTGCGACACGACGTACAGGCGGTTCTACGCCGGCGGAAGAGTCGCGATCCACTCGTGGTCAGGCAACAGGCCCGCGAACGTCGAGTACCACCTCGTCGAGTCGGTGGCGCCGACCTCGCTCACGCTGCAGACGACTCCCACGCACTCGTTCGTCGAGGGTGACCGCGTCATCCCGATGCTCGACTGCGAGATCAACCTCCAGGCGTCTGGCCTGTTCATCACGAGGGAGCTTCTCAACGTCCAGCTCACAGTGAATGAGGTCCCTGGCCTGTCAGCGCTGCCGTCCTCGATCGGCATCGACGGCGAGCTCGGCAACCCGCTGTTCGAGGGTGACCCGATCTTCGTGTCGCACGCGGAGTGGTCGACCGGCGTCAGTGCGCACGTCGTCAGGGAGGGTCGCGACTACGCGCTCGGTCTCGGGCAGGTGGTGTACGCTGAGGGAGACAGGCCGCAGCAGCGATACGACGTCGACATCTCGAAGCTCACGAGAGAGTCGTTCTGGTCCGTCAAGCGGTTCTTCGACTGGCGCAGAGGGCGCGGAAGGCCGTTCTGGTTCCTCAATCCGTCCAACTTGTTCGAGCTGGTCGACATCCAGTCGACGTACGCGGACGTCACGGCGCAGGGTAACGTCGAGGACGTCGAGACGTTCATCGAGGCGGTGGGATTCGAGTCTCGTGACGGCACCATCACGATGGCGCGCGTCAGCTCCGTCACTGACAACGGCTCCACGTGGAGGCTAAACTTCTCGACCGCGCTCTCGTCCGTGCCAGCGAGCGTCTGGAGGTCGACGTCCGCGCACCACGTGCGCTTCACGGGCGATGAACTCGAGGAGCTGTGGGAGAACGACCAGGTCGTCAGCGCCAAGATGAGCATGATCGACGTCATCAACGAGGCGACGGTGACGTTCGACGCTACTGACGACGACCTCGACGACGACAACGAGATCGACGCCATCAGCGACCTCTACGCGTGGTTCGCGCTCCACAAGAACGCGAAGACGGGTTCTGACGAGCCGCCCATCCCGAAGCCCTTCTCGAAGCTCGCGTCTGAGTACCGCCTCGAGGTGGTACGCGACGTCCGCGACGACGCGCAGGACGGGGCGCTCGAGCTGCGGGCATACGGTAGCACGGCGTGCGACCTCGCTTTCTTCGACAAGGCGAAGCTGAACAACGGGTACCCGTTCGTCTACGCCGACCTCACTGACGGAAAGCCGGGGTTCTTCCTCGCCAACGCCGCAGACCAGGGAGACGGCGCGAACGGCGACGTGCCGTGGGGATACGCCAACGCGGGCTTCACGGTGTTCGCGGCGTTCATCGCCGGGGCGTCCATGCCGTCCGGCCTGAACTTCACGATCCTGCAGCTCACGAACCCGTCATCGCAGACACTGCTCGCGTGGTACGGCGACCAGGTGAAGATCTACGAGACGGCCGGCGTCTCCAGCTCTGGGCTGTGGATCACGCCCTCGACGAGCGAGATCCTCCGCAGCGGGCCGGTGATCCTCGCGCTGCGAATCGAGATCGGCGTGGCGTCGAGGCTGTACGTCAGTGGCGTGCTCAACGCGTCGGCCTCGACCGCGGTGACTGGCCTTCCACTCACGTCGATCATCGTTCCAACGTACGGCTCCGGCCTGTCCAACTCGAACCTGATCTTCTCGGCCGCTAACGGCGGCGACGGCCGCGACTCCCAGTACGGCAGTGGCTGGTTCTTCAACGAGATGCTGATGTTCAGCCGGTCGCTCAGCGACACGGAGATGAACACGGTTGGGCAGTACCTCTCTGGCAAGTACCTCGCCCCGTGGACTGACCTGTGACGAACGCGCAGCTCACCCTCCCCTGGAAGCAAGCAGCTGTACTGGTCGAGTTCCAGTACGGCGACGAGTCGTCCCCGCTGTACACGCGGGTGACGCCGTTCACCGCCGAGCTCACGTACGACCGCAACGTCTACTCGTCGGTGCCAGAGATTGAGATCACGCTCCCCGAGTTCGGTGGGTCGCTGAAGGACGAGATCTGCGACATCGTGGCGAAGCTCGACGGGGCTCAGCTGTTCGCGGACCTGTCGGGCGGCAAGCCGCACTCGAAGGTCGAGGTCACGATCTACGAGGCGCTCTTCGAGACGAGGGACGACCTCACCGTGACGGTGCTCTACCGCGGCACGGTGAGTCGCGCGTTCAGGAACTACCAGGGCAAGCCGGAGCAGGTGAAGATCGAGCTGACGAGCGTCAAGAAGGACCTCGAGTCGGCTCTCGGCATAGTGGCAGGCCACCACTGCATCTGGCAGGTCTTCGGGCGTGGGTGCGACCTCGTCGAGGCCGACTTCACTGACAGCGGCACTATCACCTCCGTCGACGGCAAGTCGATCACGATCACCGGTCTGTCGGCCCAGACTGGGAAGTACTACCATCGCGGGCGCGTGCGCTACCTCGGGCTCGACATCACCGTGCGCGACTGGGACGAGTCGGACCCGACGACCTTCGAGCTCGTGCGTGAGCCTCCGGACGACTGGCTCGGAAAGACGGTTGACGTCATCGTGGGCGACGACCGCACGGTCGAGACGTGCAGGAACCGCCTCAACAACGAGGATCGGTTCACTGCCATCGGCTACGCGATCCCTGCTCACAACCCCATGATCGAGAACCCGGAATGAAGATCTATACACCCTTCATCTGGGAGCACGTCCAGGATCCCGTCCTGGGACCCGAGGGGGTCACGGCAGTCGAGGCTCGACTGTCAGAGGTACTCGACAGCTGGCTCGGCACCAGGTACCAGCCCGGCCAGCAGTGCAAGGGAGTCGCCACGGATTGCGTCGGGTTCGTGTGCGGCGTGCTCGACGAGATGATGAGGAGACCGCAGGTGGCAAGGGAGAGCCTGCCACAGGACACCGCCTTTCACGCGCGCGAGAGCGCGCTCGCGGCGATGCGCGAGATCGCAGGCCTCTACGCGCCCGTCACCGAGCTGGTGCGCGTCAGCGCTCGCTGGTCGGTCGAGCCTGGCGACGTGGTGGTCACGGGCCCCGCGCACGGAGGTCCCGGTCACGCGCTCATCGTCGGTGGCAGGGTCGGCGAGCTGTGGCACGCCAACAGCAGGCGCGTCCAGAAGGGCGGGCTCGGGCTGATGGAGCACTACCAGGCGATCTTCGGCGTGTTCCGCCCGGGGAAGGCAGCATGGGCGTAGAGGTAGGTTACGCGCTGGCGTCGTTCGCTCTCAGCTACGCAGCCAACAAGCTGCTGGCCGCGAAGAACAAGTCGCCTATCCAGGACGCGAAGCCGACGCCCATCGTATCGAAGGGCGAGTTCCTGCCGCTCCTCATCGGCAAGCGCCGCGTCGGCGCCGTCATCGGCTACGCCGGACTCAACGACCGGTCGACGAAGAAGGAGAAGATCGACGGCGGCAAGGGCTCGGCGTTCGGCTCGCCGAAGCAGACCGTCTACTACGAGATCGGCTGGCACATGACAGTCGTCGGCCCGGTCTCGAGGCTCAACAAGATCTGGCAGAACGGCAAGCCCATCTTCGTCGGCCCCATCGACGGGACGTCACACCCCTCTGGGACGACGGTCGACATCGGCAAGGAGGGCATCTTCGAGGTGTGGTGGGGAGAGGCCGACCAGCCGAACAACTCAACGCTCGCAGACGCTGATCGACTCGGCATCGACTCGCAGTGGCCGTTCATCCCCAGCATCCTGTGGAACAAGAAGCGCCTCGGCACGCAGCCGGTCTGGCAGCTCATCGACTACGAGATCGAGGTGCGACCCGTTCCTGGCTCGCTCACGAAGTCGAAGCCGTGGTTCGAGCCTGTCGAGACGCTCGACACCCCGCACGAGGTGGACATCTACACCGTCACCAACGGCCTGCCCGGCGTGGCGACCATCGACCTGCAGGGCAAGTACAAGTCGCGCTTCCCGATCGGCGGCAAGGCGAGGATCGACAGCAACTCAGCGACTGCGGACGGCGACTACGACATCTGGGACGTCGAATACGACGGCGACACGAACATCACCAGCGTGACGCTGGGCAACAAGCTCTCCGGCGCGGTCGCTGTGACGGGCACCCTCATTCCGTACACGTACAGCTACGACGTGGGAGCTAACGCCGCGCACGCGATCCACCAGCTCCTGTTCGAGGACTTCCCTCACGGGTTGGGAATCCCGCGCTCGAAGGTCGACCTCGTGTCTCTTGAGGATCTCGGCCAGGTCATGGAGGAGGAGCGCCTGCCCGTCTCCGTGTACGCGCAGAACGGGGCGGAGGCTCTCGCCATCCTGGGCAACCTGCTTCAAGACATGGGCGTGATGGCGCCGATCGTGAACGGGAAGCTGACCTTCAAGGCGATCCGCAAGCCCATCGCCGCGATTCCCGACTTGCCGTCTGGCCTGGTCATGGACCCGAAGCCAGAGATCGAGGTGCTTCACCACGCGCAGAGCACCTCACGCCTCATCTACGTCTTCGACGACGTCGAGCGCAACTACAAGGAGGGGACCGTCTTCATCGACGACGACGGGAGGGCGGCCAGGATCGGGTACCCGGCTCCGCAGAAGGTCGAGATCCCGTCAGTCATCGACTACGAGACGGCGGCGAAGGTCTCAGAGCGTCGCTCGCAGGAGGCCAACGGCAGCGCCAACAAGTACCGCATTTCCGCCAACCGCAACTCGCGCGAGCTGTACGCGGGGCAGGCGTTCACGGCGCTCAGCGAGATCGACGCCGTGATGCGCGTCTCGTCGAAGAAGGTCGACTACAAGACCGGGCGAGTCAGCATCGTGGCCGTCGACGACTTCTACGGCGTGACGCCGTCGACCTTCGAGAACTCGCAGGGCGGCGGCCTGCCGGGAGACCCGGAAGAGCCGGTCAACGACCTGCAGTTCGACATCGTCGAGATCCCTGGCTACCTCGTCGGGGAGGACGAGCAGGGGATCGTCGTCCCGCGAATCAGGGCGACGGACGCCCACTCGCAGGCGGACATCTGGCTCAGCGTCGACGACGTCACGTACACCAACGTCGGTCAGGAGCTCGACTTCCACGCAGGCGGGACGCTGATCGACGCGGTGGCCTCCACAGAGGCGGACTACCTCGCGCAGGGACCGACGTTCACCGCCCTCGGGCCCGACATTGACACGGTGCTCGACCTCTCTGCCGACCAGTCGAGCTGGGCTGCGGGCAGGCAGCTCTGCGTGCTGACGGACGGCACGAGCACTGAGATCTGGTACGTGCAGAAGGTGACCGCGATCGGCGGCACGACGTACCGCCTCGACGGCGTCCTCAAGCAGAGGCTCGCCTCTGGCAAGAAGGCCTGGTCGGCAGGCACGCGTGTCTACGTCTTCAAGAACGACGGCATCGTCGCGATCAACGACATCCTGCTGGCGCCTAACACGACGGTGTACGTGAAGACGCAGCCCAGCACGGGGTCGACGCTCCCTCTCGACGAGTGCTCGAAGAAGTCGCGCCTGCTGAAGGGCAAGGGTCGCATCCCGGAGAATCCCGGAGCGATTCGAAAGCAGGGCGACACGTCGAACACGTACACGCCGGCAGCCACGCCGGGCGACATCACGTTCGAGTGGTCCTACCGCTCGCTCGCCACGCCGCGCACCGGCGCGGGCATGCAGGGCGGCGGGGCAGCGTCGGCCGCGTCTCCCATCCGCGGCACGTTCGTGATCCGCGTGCGCAACAGCGTCGGCACGCTCGTGCGCGAGGAGAACGTCGGCTCAGACCTCACGTACACGTACACTCAGGCGAACTACCT